ATCAACTATGAACTGGAAGGGTGGACGTTTGCGGAGCAGCGGAACCTTGACACACGGCTGGGGATCATTGTGGATCTGATGTGTCCTGATCCCTATATGCTGAACGTGGACAATTTCGGAAAGAACATGGCCCACTATACGGCACAGTTTCATTTTCCGTGGCACAGTCTGGCAAGGCGGGCCACGAACAAAAATGACTATCCTGAACAGGCGCGGGGGCTTATGTTAGGCGGCACGATCACGGGCTACAGGACGCTTCACAAGGAAGTTGTGCTTGCAAATGACGGTGACGTGCCTACAGGCTTACAGATACAGTTTGTGGCGAAGCGTGGAACCGTAAAGAATCCGAAGATCACCAATGTGAGAACCGGCCAATATATGCGGGTATGTTGTGATATGGTGGCCGGTGACATTCTTCTGGTGGACACCAACGAACGCCATCAGGTCATTGAACTGAACGGCGTGAACTACTATAACCACATTGACCGTAAATCTGAACCGTTTGAACTGGAAGTTGGCGAAAATTACCTTGAATATGACGCTGACGAAAATTACACGAATCTGGACGTAAATATTTTTTACCGTCCTAAATATCTGGGGGTGTAACTGGTGCAATTTATTATACTTGACAAGGATTTTCAGACAATGGGATCCATAAAGGTATTCAATACCCTGATGTGGCACAGACGCTACTACAGCCCCGGCATATTTGAACTTCATCTTCCGGCTGATTATTTTGACCTGATAAACAACGGCCGTTATCTGTATAGGAATGACCGCACGGAATTAGGGGTTATCCGGGAAGTCAATTTTGCAAGGGGTGAGAAAAGCGAAAAAACAGCCTATTGTAAAGGGTTTTTTTCTGAACACTTGCTGAACAACGGCGTGATCTATCCTGTATTCAGCCGGACAGGAAAGCCGGATGCACTCTCCCACACCGTAGTTGACACATACCTGATCAATCCGGCTGACAATAAACGGAAAATAAACGCTGACATACGGCTGGGGAATCTGGAAGGGCTGGGAACTTCTATCACGCTACAGAATACCGGGGATGAAGTGGGAACAAAGCTGTATGAAGTTTTGCAGACACAAGAAATGTCACAGCGGCTTGTATTTGATTATCTTAAAAATACCCTGACATATGAAGTCTGGCAGGGTAAAGACCGCACTGACAATCAGACAGAAAACAGCTGGGCGATCTTTTCAGATTCCTTCAGGAATATAAAAAACGCACAGTATCACCGTGATGAATCAGACTGTAAAAATGTGGCTTATGTGGCTGGTGAAGGTGAAGGGGCTGCCCGTATTGTGGTTGAGGTGGATGTCAGGTTAAGCCTGGATGAAGAACGGCGTGAACTGTTTGTTGATGCCCGCGATCTTCAAAAAACTACGGAAAGCGTAACCTATACGGATGCACAGTACAGGGAAATGTTGCACCAGCGTGGGCTTGAAAAGCTGGCTGAATGTGCCGCCATTGAAAAGGTTGATTCCGGCGTGGATCCGGCTGCTAATCTCATATATGGCAAGAATTTTGATTTAGGGGATCTTTGTACATACCGTTATAGTGACGTGAACATAGAATGTTCAAAGCGTATCACGGAAATACAGGAAGTGATTGAAGGATCCAAACAAACGCTGAATGTCATTTTCGGAATTGACGATGCAAAGAATTTTAAACAAATTTTTAGAAAGGAAATGAGGTAAAATGTTTAGGTTTGGCTATTTTGATTCTGACATTATCGGGGTGGACGATGAAGGGATGCCCATATTTGACCGGGCTGAATTATCTGACCTGTTCGCCCTATTCTTTGCCAGTCTGGTGAGTGACGGCGTTCTGGCCCTTCCGAATACCTGTTTCAAGATCGTGGCAGCTGGAAACGGTCTGGATATTGAACGGATGCCGGGTTTTGGTATGGTCAAGGGGCATTTCTGCTATGATGACGAATCCGACTTTATGACACTGACCGCACCGCAGAAATATAACAGGATTGACCGTGTTATCATGCGCCTGAACCTTCTGGACAGGATGGTTGAAATTATCATAAAGCAGGGTGAGGAAGCGGAAAAACCGAAGCCCCCGGAACTGATCAGGCCGTCAGCTGGTGACTATTTTGAACTTTGTCTTGCTGAAATAACACTGGCGGCGAAGCAGACAGTGATCACACAATCCAGCATAAACGACACCAGAGCAAACAGCGCATTGTGCGGCTTTATCACACAGCTAATTGACCATCTTGATACAGCCGTGTTCTTTGACCAGCTGAACGCTTTTTATCAGGAATTTGTTGACAAGTCCAATGCCAGCTATGCCGAATTTGAACAGATGGCAAAAACGGCTTATGAGAAATTCAATGCTGACATTACCCTGTATATTTCCACGCTGAAAAAAGACAGTACGGACGCATACAACAATCTGATCAGCACAATGAACGCTTTTTATCAGGATCTTTCCGCACAGGGAAAGGCCCTGTATGACAAATACAGTGCAGAGATCGCCGCCTATGCCACACAACTACAGGAACAGGGGCAGAAGGACGTTCTGGCGATCATCCAACAGCTGACAGAGTTCAAGACGGTGAACGAAGCTGAATTTCTGGCATGGTTTGAACATATCAGGGGGCAGCTTGAAGAAGATCCGGCGGGGAAGCTACAGCTGGAACTTGATCAGGCAAATGCACAGATCGGGGATCTGGAAGCAATGCTTTTCACTGGAATGGTCAGGGTGAAGCTGAACACTGATCAGGGTGACTATATTACTGACAGTTTAGGGAAGCCGCTACTAATCGGCTGGCCCATCTGTAAATGCAAAAAATAAAACAGGAAAGTGAGGAAAAAAAAGAATGAATCAGGGGCAGACAATTTTTGACTTGCCACAGGCTGAAACTGTTCCGGCTGGCAGCCGTTATGTGGTGGAAATGGGCGATGGCACAGGTACAAAATCAGTCACACATGAGGATGTAGTCAAGGCCGTGGGCGGTGATCTTCCGCTGGGTGACACAAAAGACCTTGAAACGGTGGAAAAAGGTACTTTTGTGGCCGCTATCAATGAGATCAAAGAGCGGACAGACAAGGCATCCGGGGGCGCCGCTATCAGGGTAAAGACCGGGGATCCCGGTTTATATGGGCGCACGGTCATGGTAACGGATGGGGAAACCACACTACAGGGATCTATGTCATATACAGGTGAATGTGTCATTTCCGGCGTTATCATGAATGGGAACCTGACAGTATCGGCTACCACAGAAGAAGGGGCAACAGATCAAGCGGTTGTGTATGTGTCGGCTTATGCAACATATGACGTACAGCTGGACACCAGACAGGCCTATAACTGGATCAATGTCACCACTTCCGAAGCATCGCTTTTTGATACAAAAGTGACCGCTTCCAATGGTGAAGAAACGGCCACGGCTATGATCGGGAAAGACGGAACGGCCCGGATTAAATTCACGTTTTCCGGCACGGTTACGGTTACGGCTACCGATGGGGTGAACGTGGTCAGTGCCGCCGTGGACGTTTCCGGGGAAGTTTCTGGAAGCTATGATGTGGATCTACAGCTGTACAAGGTAACAGTTACCACACAGGAAGCATCCCTTGAAAAACAGACTGTGACGCTGAAAAACGGCGGTTACACCAGAACGGCGGTTTTCAGTGAGGGAACCGCTACTATTGTATTTGACAGTAATTTCATGGGTGAATGTCAGGTCACGGCAACGGACGGCATGAAAACCGGGAAAATGAAGTTCACAGCGGTTGCAGATACCCATGAATACAGCCTGACTTTAAAGTTAGGTACTATTTTCACGGCTTTGCTTGACCTTACAAAGTCCGATCCTGAAAAAATAGTAACCTATGCAGACGATGCTACAGGTATGCAGAAAAAGTTTTCAGCGTGGCGCAATCAGGAAATTTTCAAAAATTTGCACTTGTGTGTGCTGAAAGACGGGAAGAAGCTGTATGAACTGGATGATAACAACACCGCAAAGAAAAAAGACGGAACCGATGCAGACATCACTACACTGGGGAATGATGTCATGCTGGAACTTCCTGAACGGCTGGGCTATATGATTGAGTGGGTAATTCCCGGAAATTCGCTTTTGAAAGTGTCCGTGACCAATGAAGCAGACAATGAAGCGTATGAATATGACGCTTTCAGCCTTGATTCATATAACGATTGTGACAGAATCTACATCGGAACATTCAAAGGTCATTGTACCGGGAACAAAGCATATTCTTCTTCCGGGAAAGCGGTCACAGTATCACAGACAATAGACGCTTTCAGAACATGGTGCAGGGCAAGGGGTACGGGCTACCAGCAGCGCACCTATGGAAGCGTGAAGCTGATGCAATGCCTGTATATTATCAGCCACGGCACACTGAACAGTCAGGCGGCGGTTGGCACTGGTTACGTTGCATCCAGCCATTCAGCCGGGGTTAAGACTGGCGGTACTAATGCGTATGGTTTTGATTCTGAATTGATCAGGGCCAGCAATCCGTCATACATGACTGACCAGAATCATCAGGTGAAATGTCTTGGCCTTGAAGATTTCTGGGGGAACTACTGGGAATTTGTGGATGGTCTTGTGTCCGATGCTTCCCGGAATGTTCTGACGGCCAGATGTGCAAAGGATTTCAATACACAGGGATCCGGCTATGAGAACAACGGAAACGGCGGTGTGTCTGCTAATATCGGTAACTATATGAAACTTCCGCAGGGTGGAAGCAAGGCCGGCTTTACAGCCCGTGACGTATCGGGATCAGACAGCACATATTTCACGGATTATGCTATTTTGTCTGCGTCCTGTCTTGCTATTTTCGGTGGTTATTGGGCTGATGCGCTTAGTGCGGGGGCTTTTCGGCTGAGTGTGAGTAATGCCTTTTCTTTGTCGAGTGCGAGTGTCGGTTGTCGCCTGATGTATATGCACAAGGAAGAAAAAGCAGACGCAGCGGCGTAAATAATATAGGCGGTGAAAGCATGACATAAGGTTGATCACAGAATGAACCGCATGAAAAGAACAGACAAAAAAAAGATTATACTAATTTGTATACGTCCTGTCTTACTATTTTCAGTGGTAATTGGAATAATGCACTTAATGCAGGGGCTTTTCAACTGAATGTGAATAATACCTTTTCTTTATCGAATGCGAATGTCAGTTGTCGCCTATTGTTTTCCAGCAATAGTATTTTTTTAGCAAGGTGAACCTTCACCGCCGTGCCACTTGGCAAAACATAACAATTCCCGGATCTGTATTAGTAGCCAACAGGTGAAAGTTCAGGGGTGGAAAACATCAAAAAAAGGGCGGGTGCTATATGAAAAGGTATGGTGATATTTACCCTAAAGTTTGCACCATAGAAAACTTGCGGGAAGCACACGCCAACGCCAGAAAAGACAAACTTTTCTATCAGGAAGTAAAAATGGTTGACGCTGATCCTGACAGCTTCCTAAAAGAAATTCAGGAAATGTTGCTGAATGAAACATATGAGATCAGCGCATCGGATTATGTAAAGAGCATAATAAACGACAAAGGAAAAGAACGGGAACTTGCAAAGCTGGCATATTACCCACACAGAATCATTCAGTGGGCGATCATGCTACAGATCGAACCTGTTTTCATGGAAGTGTTCTGTTCCCATACTTGCGCTTCTATCAAGGATCGGGGAATCAGCAAGGCCCTTGATCTGGTGCAGGAATATTTAAAGGACGTACCGGGAACACAATATTGCCTGAAAATAGACGTTTCAAAGTTCTATCCTAGTATTGACCATGAAATATTGAAGCAGCTGCTTGAAAGGAAGTTCAAAGACAGGCGGCTGCTTTCTCTTATGTTCAAAATCGTGGACAGTGTAGAAGGTTCAGGCGTACCCATCGGATCATACCTGTCACAGTACCTTGCTAACTATTATCTGGCATACTTTGACCACTACCTGAAAGAGGTCCTTCACTTGGAGTATGTTGTCAGGTATATGGATGACGTGATCATACTGTCAGACAGCAAGGAAAAACTTCATGAAGTCAGAAAGCTGATGGATCAGTATTTGCAAACACAGCTGAACCTTCACCTGAAAGATAACTGGCAAGTGTTCCCGGTGGATGCCCGTGGTATTGATTTTATAGGGTTCTGCTGTTTCCACGGTTTCACGCTGTTACGGAAACGGACATACAAACGCTTTAAGGCTGGTATGATACAGATTCTTGAAAAGCAGGAAAACGGCCAGCTGATCAGCTATTCAGAATTTTGTTCAGCTAATTCATATTGCGGATGGCTGGATATGTGTGACGGGAACAGGCTGAAAGAAAAATACATTGTTCCTATTGTGCCGTCACTGGTACGGTACTATGAAGAAGTCATTGCTGCCGGGAAGAAAGACAAGGCGGCAAAGATAAGGAAATATAAAAAGAAACTGGAAAAGAAAGGACTGGTGAAAGCAGCATGAAAGATCTTGGAATCAGACAGGGAAGCGGGGCCTTTGCCGTTCCGCTGGTGGTAATGCCCGATGCGGTGTATGTGCATACGGACATTCAGAAAGTGGAACCACAGGAAGGAATGGAAACTTCCGGGGAAGTGTATCAGTACCATGAATACATTTATGAGCCGGATGAATACATTCAGCTGATCGGCAATGAGAACAGCACCTTGAAGGAAAAGCTGGCGGGCGTGTCTGACGAACTGACCAGCACACAGATGGCACTTGTAGAAGTTTATGAATTGATAGGAGGTGTGCAGTAATGAGCATGATGGCGAAGGTATACGCTGACCTGATCCGCAAAGGCAAGAAAACAATCAAAGATGTACCGAAGGAATTGCAAAAAGAGGTCAAGGCTATTCTGGCGGGTGACGAAAAATGATCCTGCTTCATGCCTTGCTTTTTTTAATACTGGGGAAAGGGGGTAAAAATGATATGGCTATTGTTTACGCTGTTCTGATCGTAAAAGGCAAGAAAACATTCGCTGACGTTCCGGCGAAGATTCAGGCACAGGTCAGGGAAGTCCTGATTGATATGGAACTTCCTGAACTGGCTGAAATCTGACGTTTTATCAGCCACATGGACAAATTATCAAACAGGTACATAAAACCGCCTATATGACGTTATATGAGCGTCAGAAAGGCGGTTTTTGTGTGCCGGAAAGGTGGAAAACAATGAAAATGAAACTTTTAACTTTTATCGGTGTGCTGGGAAGCTGGATCGCTTCCCTGTTTGGCGGCTGGGATGCCGCACTGGTGACGCTGCTGATCTTCATGGGAATTGATTATGTGACCGGGCTGATCGTGGCCGGGGTATTCAAGACCAGCGAAAAGACGGAGAACGGCGCACTGGAAAGCCGGGCCGGCTGGAAGGGCTTATGTAGAAAAGGCGTGACGCTGCTTGTGGTGCTTGTGGCGTGTCGGCTGGATCTGGTCATGGGATCCAATTTTATCAGGGATGCCGTGGTGATCGCTTTTATTGCCAATGAAACGATCAGCATTATTGAAAATGCTGGATTGATGGGTATACCTATCCCGGCGGTAATTGTCAAGGCTGTTGAAGTGCTGAAAAAGAAAACAGAAAGTGAAGGTGACGGGGAATGATCAAGATCTGTCTGGATGCCGGCCACTGGGGGAAATATAACCGTTCCCCCGGTGTAAAGGCTTATTATGAATCTGATATGGCGTGGAAGTTGCACCTGTTTCAGAAGAAGTTTCTGGAAGAATATGAAGGTGTGTCTGTTATCACTACCCGGACGGATCAGGGAACAGACAAGGCCCTTTTTGACCGTGGCATGACTTCAAAGGGGTGTGACCTGTTTCTGTCTGACCATTCTAACGCCGTGGGTTCCGGCATGAATGAATCTGTTGATTATGTCGCAGTCTATCATCTTGTGGATGACACTACCACGGAAATAGACGATATTTCAAAACTGATTGCTGAACAGCTGGCCCCTGTCATAGCCGGGGTTATGGGAACTAAACAGGGCTTCCGGGTCGTTACCAGAAAATCAGGAAATGACCGCAACGGTGACGGGATGCTGAATGATAATTATTATGGTGTCCTTCATGGCGCACGGATGGCAGGAACGCCGGGCCTGATTCTGGAACACAGCTTTCACACCAACACAAGGATGACAAACTGGCTTCTGGACGATGGGAACCTTGCCAGACTTGCACAAGCGGAAGCTGACGCAATCGCTGCCTATTATGGGCTTGTGAAGAAAGGGCATACTGGCGGTAACGTAACAGCACCAGCGCAGGAAAGCACGGGATCCAATGAGGAATTGATCTGGAAGTTCCTGAAAAGTAAAGGGCTGAATGATTATGCTGTAGCCGGGATCTGGGGGAACCTGAAAAAAGAATGTGGGTTCCGTCCTGATAATCTCCAAAATACCTATGAAAAGAAATATGGTTTTTCTGATGCAGAATACACCGCTGCTGTTGATTCCGGGGCTTATGGAAACTTTGTCCATGATTCAGCCGGGTATGGTCTGGCACAATGGACATTTTGGAGCCGTAAAAAAGCCCTGTATGACCGGGCAAAGGCGGCCGGCGTATCCATCGGTGATCTGAATATGCAGCTGGCTTTCTTGTGGGAAGAAATTCAGGGATATAAACAGGTAATGAACGTGCTGAACAATGCCGGATCCGTTCAGGCTGCTTCTGATGCAGTCATGACCGGGTACGAAAAACCGGGTGATCAGAGTGAGGCGGCTAAACAGGTGCGGCGGGCATACAGTCAGGAAGGTTTTGACAAGTACGCCGGATCAGGATCCGCTTCTGCTGCTTCTGCCCTTCCCTATCTTGTCAGGGTGGAGATCCCCGATCTGAATATCAGGACGGGGCCCGGAACTGACTATGATGAAGCCGGGGAGTATACCGGGATCGGCACTTTCACCATTGTGGAAGAAGCTGACGGAAAAGGGGCTGGAAAGTGGGGGCTTTTGAAGTCTGGAAGTGTAAAGCGTAACCGCTGGATCTCCCTTGACTTTGCCACAAAAATTTGTTCCTAA